TAGCGTGCACGCGGTGGGTGTGGTTTGATTGACCCACCAGCATGTTGGGGAACTGACGGTAAAACGGCAACAGATGCTTAACTGCTAGGCTTAGCTCGCCACCTGCATTTATCACATCAGGGTCATGGTCAAAACGACTCATGCCGTAGAAATCCACCTCGTCCCCTAAATTAATTATGATGTTTGGCCTGTACTTATCCCTTACCGCCATAAGAAAAGCTAGGGCGTCAACGTGCTCCCACGGACAATGCAAATCGGGTATGGCTAGAACAACTGAGCCGCCTGCAAAAACCCCCTCAGTAGCTTTTGGCAGAACTGAGGGGGCATCTAGTTTGACCTGCCAATTTGAGGATGCCGAAGCATTAACCTTGGCTGGTTCTATCATTACAGATTGTAACGTATCGCGCTTAAATTGTAAACTGCCAACCCCTGCCAGCTTATCCTCATCGCTAACCAAGTATTTCTCTGGATTAGCCATCCATTTGCCGATGCAATCCTTGTCGGTTATTTTGTAGATTCTGCTAGCGGCGGCTTTGCTTAAGCCACCTTTCGTGACTGCATCGACTGCCTTTTTTCTGGTTTCGATGTCATAAGCCATGCGTCACCTTAGCATAAAATTAGCTATTCATCAATTGCTTCTATTACTAGCTCTTTAGTTTCTGGTTTGGACTCTAAATATGCAATTATTGCCATCCCGCATAGGGCGTGCTTCCATTGCTCAATGCAGGTATCTTCAGTTAAAACACCCAAGCTATTCTCGTGATGACACTTTAGCATGTGGTGCAAGGCATGGTTAAGCCGTTTTAGCGCATCAGCCGTCATCCAGCTATTGGGGTCTAGCCCCTTACTCAGGCGTTGCAATTCCCCAGCCGTCAACACTTCGTTTAATACTTTATGCACTGCTTGATAAATAGGCCACCAATCCTCACGACATATTGTGACGTATTGTTTTAGTTCGGGCATAGATACCTCAAAAGAAAAGGGCGGCGATTAAACCGCCCCAAGTTGCACAGAGTTAATCCAATCAATAATTGCTTGCTTTGCTTCACTTAATCCCTTGCTCACTACGTAATGCGTATTTGCTGCCTGCAACTTGGGAATATATATTTTTTTATGCCAATCTATTTGCGTTTGTCGTAGCTTGCTGGCGTTTGATTTAGTTTTTAATTCATGAAAAAACACGTGCAGAATATCATCCTTGCGTGCGAAAATCAACAAATCTGTGATGCCAACTACCACGCCCATTTCTATGTTGTGGCGGCTGTTTTCGTTTAGCGTTGCTTGCATCATGCAGTTTTTATAGGTTTTACCAAACCAATCAACTAGCGCTCGCTGGATTGCGCTTTCTACTCGTGTCATAACGATTCCCCTAGTAAATCTTGAAGCGATTGTTGTGGCGCCTTTTGTGCCCAGTGATAATGGATAATGCGCGGGAATTCCTCGCGGTGGTCAACGGTTATCTTCACTGGAGCATTTAATTTTTCGCAGTGCCACAGCAAATCGTCCTCACTATATTCTTTCGGGTCGCCTATCTCGTTACCACGTTCTTTGAAAAACTTTTTAACTTTGTCACGCAAAAAACCTTGCTCGTGGTATGGCAACAAGAAATCCGCAACAGTGCCATATTTGCCAAAGCCACACCGATAGCTAGCCACAATCATGCGGCTACCTTTTTTGCTGGTTTTGAATTTATACTCCACATCTGTTACGTCATAATCGCAAATATCGCCGCCCAGCTTATACTCTTTTGTGTCTGCTTGATATTCGTGCGCCACTTTCGCGGTTTCGGCTTCTGGGAATACATAGCCACAATCTGGGCACTCTTTAGCTAGTGGCTTCGTGTATTCCTCGCACTCAGGGCAAATTTTGCCTTTATTTTGCTTTGATTCCTTGCGTGCTTTCTCGTAGTATGGTTCACCCATGCCTCCATGCTCAGCAAGATTGCCAGCCATGTCAATAAGCAAGCAATTGGTTTTCCCCTCTGCCTTGCGAACACCGCGCCCCATCATTTGCTCCCATAGCGCCTTGCTTTTAGTCGGGCGCAGGCAAAAAATCGCATCGACGTTTGGCGCATCAAAGCCAACAAGGAAAATCTCGCAGTTAATCAAATAGCGCACGTTGCCATATTCGTGCTTGAATTGTGCCACCGCCTCAGCGCGTTCTGTGTCGCTGCTTTTGCCGCTAATCATCACCGATTCAATGCCATTAAGCCGTAACGCATCGCGCAGTAAATCCCCATGCCGCACGCTTACGGTAAAAATCAAGCAGCTATGACGGTTTGCACCATAGGCCATAATTGCCTTAATCGCCGCTTCAATAAGCGCGGGGTCTTCCATTACCTCAGCAAGCTGGCTCTCGACGTAATCGCCCAGCTTTACCTCAACGCCATCAAGATTCGGCACACAATCCATCAGCAGCTTATTGCTAATGGGCGCCAGATAATCCATTGCCAAAAGCGCAGGATAGTTAATCTCGTAAATAATATCGCCCCAGCCTAGCTTGCCACCCTTTAGGCGGTATGGCGTAGCAGTAAACCCGCATATTTTCGCGGCTGGGTGATTTTTAATCAGCTTCCAATACATCCCATCATCGGTATTGTTACTCAGGAATTGGCACTCATCCACAAAGATGTAATCCCAATCACTCACCACATCGTAAACCGATTGGATGCCCGCAACCGTAATTTGCTTGCTTATATCTTTTTCGCCAAGGCTTGCTGAATAAAAGCCCACATCGCTTGTGATTTTCTCGCCCGTTTGTTGCAGCAATTCCTTGCGGTGTGCGATAATAAGAACCCGCGCTGACTTCGCGTAGTAATCCGCTAAGCTGGCGATAATGTGTGACTTGCCGCCACCCGTTGCCACAACGACAATCGCAGGAGTGTCATGGTAATTAAACCATGACACCACTGCATTGCATGCGTCTTTCTGATATTGCCTAAGCATTAAAATGGCGCATCCGAGCTATCGGCTGGGAGGTACTTTTTAATCTCAGTACGGTCAGCGTCATTTTTCTGCACGCCGATAACCACACGCAAAACGCGCCCTTTAAGTGGGCTTGTCGCGCTCACTGCTTTGCCAGTCGCGTCAGCAATCCGCTTAATATTTTGCTTTGCGATGTTCGCAGTTGTGGCGTTCTCGTGCTTGGTGAGATACCACACCTTGCCCGTTTTGCCCTTGTACTCGCCTTCCACAATTTCAAAATTAGCAACAAGGCCACGGTCTTTTGCATCCGCTTCCTCGCCAATAATCATCACTTTGTGAGTGCCTACTGGCAAACCCTGTGCGTCTAGCTTAATATCGTCTGTACTTGTAAACCCATAAATATCGTTAGTCATAGTTATTATCCTTTTGTTTGTATGTTTTGTTGCTCCTTCGCTGTAGCCCATCTACAGTTTGAAGGCTCATAGTCGCCGTCATTGTTTATTCTATCTATGCTATGTTTGGCCGACGGCCTGCCACCCATGTCCACATAGAAATTCTCAAAACTATTAAGCCAGCGGTCACAAACTTTTATGCCGCGACCGCCATAATTTTTGTAATCTTTGTTATTTTTATTCAAACATCTTTTTCTCATTCCATTCCAAATGTTGAATTCAGAAGTCAATGTCATTCCGTGGGTTTGTTTGCTTCTTCTTAAAAGTTCGCTTCTTAAACATCCGCAAGAAAAAGAAGTTCCTCTTTTCAAATTTGTCCCAAGAACTTTTTTTGAATTACCACAATCACACAAACACAGCCACCAATGGTCTTTATTGACATACGCTTTGTCGACGTAATCAATAACCAAGAGTCTGCCGTATCTTTTGTTTGTTATGTCTTGAAAATTACTTCTTACTGGCTTCACCGGCACCTCCACTAATGCCAGTAATATATGATGCAAGAGCATTATAATCAAGCGGTATTTCTTTATTTAGCAACATTCTGCCGCCACCTGTATAAGCAGCGGAGCCCCCTGCATAAAAACAAGGCTTAGGTTCCGAAGTCTTGCCGTCTTTACTCACGACAAAACTATAATCTGCAAACAACACAAGGTCAGCCCATTCCGTAGCTTTTGCCGCTGTTGCTTTGCTCATTTTTAATTCATATTTACTATAAGGGTCTTTCGTTGGAAGGTCGATTGTTTTGATGACGCTATGCGCAATCAAAAGCGATGGTATGCCCTTCTTTTTATAGATTGCATCCAGCCCACGAAACAAACGCATCACGCAATCGTCAACCATTGCTTGCCCAGCACCATAAGCATAAGCCTTGTGCGCTCGGTCACTTAGTGGCGCGCCGTGTTCTTTTTCAATTTTATCTTTTGCCAACGACTCCACCCAATCGAGCGAGTCCACAACTAAACGCCCAGCTTTGAAAGTTTCGCTATCATGAATGTGTTTCAGCCAGCCCACAACTTCGTCAAAGCTATGAAGCGCAGGCGTCGAGCGAACCTCTTTGCCAATATACTGCAATCCATCTTCGACATTCAAAAAAAACGCATCAGGGAATTGTGCAGCGAATCGACTCTTTCCAATTTTGGGAACCCCGAAAACCACAATTTTGCTAGGCATTTCTTTTGATAATCCTGTTTTGATTTCTTCAAACATCTTTATTCCCTTCCATGTGTTCAATTGTCGCTTGTAAAATTTCTTGCATATAGTGGAATTGTCTTTGCACACTGCCCATCGCTTCATTCAGCCTAGCGCGGCGATATTGCAGTTCGTTTAGAAGCATGGTGCGTTCTTCATCGTTGGTCATGCTTTTGCTCTTTAAATTGTGATGCTTCATTGTAGCCAATAAATGCTAAAAGTTCATGGCGCGCTCCATAAACTGCTTCTGGCTTTACTTTTGGGTTTGATTGCAATTCAGACAAATACAAATCAACAGCAATTTTTAGTTTATGTAATGGTAATTTTGGCATTTTCGTTGTCATGGTCACCTCGTTATTTGTTAGTTGACATAACGCACCATAACGTGCGATGGTTTCACAGTCAACGAAAAAAATGAGGTATTTTTATGAATTTAGGTGAAATTGTTAAAAACGCAAGGATTGTCGCGGGGCTGACGCTGCAAGACGTGGCTAATCATACGGGGGTTTCAATAGGGTATTTATCAGAGATTGAAAATGGTAAAGCATTGCGGCCAAAGATGCAGCCATTGCGTGACATTGCTGGTTTTCTTTGCATCAATCAGGACGAAATCATTATGGCAGCGCAGCGCATTCCTGAAGATGTTTATTGGAAAGTCGTTCGCACGCCATCCCTTATTGCTGTCATTCGCTCATACGAGGCTTAACCATGTCATCACTTGAAAACGCCCTGCGCTCTATTGGCTTAAATTTCACTAGCCTTGTCATGGACGGCGAATTGCACCGCTGCGCCACGATTGCTAAACCGCGCAAAGAAAATGGTTGGTACATCATTTATGAGGGTGGCGCAGCCGCTTGCTATGGCAATTGGGAAGAAGGTGATTTTTCGCACACTTGGCGCGGCGAGGGTGTAAGCGATGAGGTTTATTCACGCATCCGCGCTAGTGTTGCAACTTTAAAAGAGCAGCGCGAAGCTGAGCAATTAGCGCTTGCTGATACTGCGCTTGAATTTTACGAATCATGCGCGCGCACTGGCTATAGCGACTACCTCAATCGCAAAGGCGTGCAAGCACATGGTCTGCGTTTTGATGGCAATGCGCTTATTATGCCATTGCAAGATTCATCTGGCAAAGTATGGAGCTATCAAAAGATTTATGGCAACGGTGATAAGTATTTTTTACAAGGCGGACGCGTTCGTGGCTGCTATTACATCATTGGCACCCCCACTACAAAAGTAATTGTCTGCGAGGGATTTGCTACAGGTGCAACAATTTATGAGGAAACTGGCGTACCTGTTATTGTAGCGCTTAACGCTGGCAACCTTAAAGCAGTATGCGACTCGCTACCATTTCGTGACATTACGATAGCCGCAGATAATGATGAAAACGGCGTAGGCGAAAGGGCTGCTATTGAATCTGGCTACCCATACGTTATACCTTCGCAGCGTGGCGATTTTAATGATATTCCGCGCGAGTCAGTGCGCGAGTATTTTATCAAGAGCAAAAAAACAGATAGCAATAGCATTGTAGTTCACGGCCTTGTAGGTGAGATTGCCGATTGGATTACTTCAACCGCAATTCGTCCTCAGCCACTTCTTAGCCTTGCCGCTGCGCTTTCATTCGTTGGCATGATTAAAGGACATCGCGTGCGTGGAAAAACAGATTTACGCACTAATCTGATGGTTTTGGCTATGGCTCCCACTGGCGGCGGTAAAGAACACCCGCAAAACGCAATCAAGCGCTTGGTAAAGGCGTGCGGTCTACAAAAGCATTTAATGGGCGAGCCTGTTTCTGGCAGCGGTTTTTTACACGCACTACAGAAAACTGGCAATGTCGGCTATATGGTAATGGATGAGGTTGGCAGATACATAGGCAACCTTAGCAGCTCTGGTGCAGGAGTCCATCAGCGCGAGATTCTTGATTATATGATAAAAAGCTTTTCAAGCGCTAACTCTATTTTGATGGGGCGAGAAAAAGCAGCTGGAGCTAAAGAGCCCCGCATTGATATAGAAAATCCTCATTTTTGCTGCTATGGGTCTACGGTCTACGAAAAATTCCGTGATGCGTGCGGCTCAGGTGAAATTGTAGATGGATTTCTTAATCGCTGGATTGTTTTGGAATCAAAAGAGCGCCCTGACAGGCAAAAAAAGGTAAAGTTCACGCCGCCGCCGCAATCTATCATTGACAAGGTTTTGGCAATAACCTCACACAGCCCATATGATAGCTACGGCTCACCACACCCTGAAGAAATAGAATTTACGCCAGAAGCGTGGGAGATTTATGACGATTACCGCGACAAGGTAGACGCAATGGTTAAAGTTGCACCGTACCCACTGAATCAACTAATCAATCGCGCGCCAGAGCATATTGAGAAAATAGCCCATACAATAGCCGAGGACGGTTGCACTGGAATCTATGACTTGAAAGCAGCAATCGCTATTGTGGAGTTTTCTAATGAGTGCATATCGCGCTTCGCTGGTATGATTAGCGACAACATTTATGAAAAAGATTTTGTGCGCGTTAGGGAGATAATTAAAGAATCTGGTGAAGTACAGCGCAATGCCTTAACTCGACGCACTCAATTCCTTACAGGCGGCAGCAAGCGAAGGGCTGAAATTGTAGCAGCCCTAATTGATGATGGCTGCATTGTTGAGCGCGACCTTGGCAGGGGAATGACTGCTTACAAATGGGTTAGGTAACATCAACGTCAAAAAGGGCTTTGACGCGTCATTTTGACGTGTATGTTACATAAAAATAAAGAAAAAATGCGATTTGTCACGACGTCAAGGGGGGTAATATATACCCCCCTATTTATTTGCCCCCTTATATACGCGCGTATATATATAATAATAATGATGATTGATAGATTGATAAATAGATATTTCCTTTATTATTATGGCACTTGCATGTCAAAATCTGTGTCAAAATGCTTTTTGACGTTTGACGTGTTTGTTTTTTCTTGCAATCTATCTCACCCCATGCCATAACACTCATGTAGCAGCAATCAGGCAGCTACGGAAACCAGAGGGGATTAAGATGGCACAGATTACAAATTGCACTTACGAAAACAGAAAATATATTATGGTTACAAACCCCGAAATGATAAACAATACATTTGGTGAATATCTGCAAATCTACAGAATGAAAAAAGATGGTTCGCGTGGCGCTCAAATACAAACTGGACACATTGTTTGCAGTAAAGTTTTTTTTGCTAATAGGCATTTAATCGGTGGGGAGGCTTAACCATGACCCCCTACATCCTAACCGCATACAACTCCCGCAACATCCTAGCTGAAGGAACATTACTGGATTGCTGGAAGGTGCTACGGTATTTTGCCGAGGGTATGAACGTGGCAGAAGCGGCGTGTTGGTATCAGATAAGGAAAGCGTGAGGAATCTATGAAAGTCAAAGATGCAATAGCTAAGCTTTCTGAGTTTGACCAAGAATTGCCGCTTAAAGTAGCAACCCAAGCTGGTGGTGAATTTGTGTTTGAGTTGCGGTTGCTGCTCGATGCTAATCGTGATTCAATACAAAGCGAACAACTGGCGGTTTGTGGGTTTGGTAGTAATGGTGGAAGGTTTGGTTATGACCCACTAGATATGGAGAAACGCTGG